AGGCTTGCTGACTTGCATAATATGGACGGTAGCTACCAAGGATCTGACCAAGGCCAGCACCTACACCAGCACCAGTACTGAAGAGGGTCTGCGGAGATTCATAGATAGAAGCCGCAGCAGCAATGTCCTGAAGCTGACGTTGACGTGCAGTATCCAAGTAACCCTGTGCCTCAGCATAGGAAGCACCCAATGCTTGGCGGCGGGCATCTGCCTGAGCACGTGCAAGTTCACCTACTTGCATAGCACCGCCAGTACTACCCAACATACCTTGGGAGAGAAGACGGTTTTCCAGTGCTAGATAATCAGCTTGTTGCTGACGCTGCAACTCAGGTTCATAGTAGGATTGATAGAATTGAGTAGCAGCCTGTGCAGGATCAAAGGTACCGATTGCCTGTTGTTCTGCCATTGCACGTTGGAACAATGGATCAGCAATGTCACGGTACATTTGTGAGATGTCTGCAACACCTTGCTTGGCTGCATAATCCCAAGTGATACCACCCGTAGGAGCAGTAAGGCCATAGGGCTGAGATACCCGTTCAATCTGCTCAGGAGTATATTGCAAACCCTGAGAAACTGCACTAGGTGCCTGTACTACTGTGGTACTTGGCTTAAAAATACTACTCATATGTCCTTCTCCATTACATATCCGGCTACCTTATAGCCAAATTTCTTTTCCCACACCTTCGGATTTCTGCGGGTAGTGAATCTAATTTTTTTACATCCAAGTTTCTTGGCAAGGGTCATACTGAATTCATCCCAGTACTTACCATCACCATAAACATTCAATCCAAAAAACGTACCTTCAGGATCTACAGTCCAAGTCATAAATCCGTGATCATTGACTACGAGATTATCTGGATAGATGAAACTATCCCCGGACTTGTCATAATATTTTTGTAGATCTTTTTCATTCATAAATCACCGTATCTTACCGGGCTTGGCTAGTGCAGTTACATTCTGCAGGCTGGCCTTGTTTCCCTTCACAGATCCCACCATTTCAAACTGTACTTCCTTAGCAGATTTACCTAGGGATAGTTTGTATTCCCGTGGGCTTGGCTGAGGAGTGTATACGGAGGAACCAAATAAACTAGTAGCTGAACCCCACAATGCCTGTGCCACAGAGGACCGTAGGGTAAAGTTCTGATTAGTCCCTATACTACTATAATCCCTATAATAAGTAAAGGATACGTCCATTCCGGAACCACCTTCCACTACAATATGGAACTTCTTCAGAATCTTGGCTGTGGATGGATCACCGAAATCCAGCCATACAGTCTTAAAACTACTGTCATAGGAACTGTAGTCCGTTCTCCAGCACTTGGAACCAGTGGAATCCCAAGTATTTCCAGCGGTGGTACAGGCAGATTCAGTGCCATAGGTGACAGTCACATCTGTGTATTTACTATCCCAGTAGTTTTTGTACTGAGCCACGTGACCTGTATCATTTCTACCTACCCACATAGTACCATCTACGGTAGATCTTAGGGCATAGATACCATCTCCCTCAGAAAAATTAAATTTAGTAATCCTTGGAGTGGTATCCTGATTAAGAATAGTGAAATCAAAATAGTAGGCTACGTCCTTGTCGGGGAATGATAGAATATAGAAACCACCACAGAGACAGTAACCTGCTTTACACTGATCCATATCTGCGGTAGTAATCATTAGGGAAAGTTCATCACGGATATTCTTGGAGAAATCCCTTAATGGCATCTTACCATCTGAGGTAACAGTACGTGCCAAGGAACGAACACCCGTATTACTGAGGAACAGGAGATCATCACCGAGATGTTTAACTGAATCACGGGCAGATAGACCCACGCCTTCAATCACTTCATCCAATGCCAGTGTGGTGGGATCTTCTGGATTATTATAAATAGCAATATTCTCAGTACCAAAGATCACCAGCTTACCCATGAAAGCATGAATAGCCATAATCCGATCACCACCCCAAACAGTCTTAAGGTCAATCTGACCTGCTGCACCAGTGTTCCACTTGTTACCTTGGAGTGTATCTGAGTAGTAGATGACATTGTTTTTCTCAGTCATTCCACCTACCCACAACCTACCATATTCTCCTAGGATACAATTAGGGTCGAAGGTAGTAATACCTGCGGGTGGGTTGTAACTACCCAGATCAACAAGATCATACCAAGTAGTGCCATCATAACGTACGGGAGTATGTCCATTCTGAACCCCATAAACTTTAGTATTGAAGTTCACCCACTCCCAATGACCGGAGGTAATAGTTTGTGGAGTACCTGCACGAGTTACTGCAGTAAGCGTATATGGAGTAGTTGCTTGATTAATGGTATAGATGTTTGAATCACTACCACAAATCATTAGCTTACTACCATCGGCTTTTGCATATTCAAAAATAGATTGAACGTGCTCACCATTGGAAAGATTATTAGTTACTTGCTGAATGCCCTTACGTGTGGCAATACGTCCCTGTTCATCAAGGATTACATTATTAGCAGCAGCTAACCACGTAGGGTCCAATGCACTGGGACTGGCCTGAGTGTTTAGTCCCTGAGCACCAAGGTTATTAAGTACTAGCGGGAGTATTTGCTTAGCTGGCATACCAAGTAGTCTCCCCTACAGTACGGCCAGCATCCTGCTGAATAGCATCGGCAAGTGCATTCTGATATTGAATGGCTACCATATCACTCATGGAACCACCATCCTCACCTCGTTCTGCAATTGCTCGTGCCCATGCACCTAGGACTACAGGCATATAGGGAACTTTCAATACAGTAGAAGCCTGAGTGAAATCAGCCTGTGGATTAACTACACGGAAAGTAATGTTGTATGCAGCATCAGGTACTGGATCAAATTCTACAGTTAATGTAGTATCAATACCAGTTACTGCATAGTAATGAGGAATAGTTTTCTGAACTGCACTAGTTGGATATTTAGTAAACTGGAGATAGCCATCTGCCATTTCCTGTAGAATAGTACCGTTGCTTTGTTCCTGTGCCATGATGATTCTACTACGGTCCGAAGTACCAGTCAGGCTGTAGGACTGAGTATCTGCCACAGTACTGATTGTAGTTGAAGCACGAAGAACATTCCAATTCCAAGCATCCTCTACTTCACGTTTAGCTTCATTAACAAAATCACCAATCATCATTTGATAATCAGTTACGTTATTAGCTGAAGTGAGATCCCCGGACCAAGAACCTGCTTGATCTTCACGAAGTCTACGAAGAACATTATTAATAATTTCTAAATAGGTCATTTGTTTTTTCCGAAGATGAGGGTAAACAGGTTAATTATACCATTATAAATCTCCTGTGGGGAGGGCAGTAGCCAGCCCATGATCATCAGTATCCACACCCACGGAGGTACTTCCTCATTAATAATCTGAGTACCCAACACACGGTTAGCTTGATCAGCTACTTGTGCCTGATCCCCAGTACGAGTTTGACTACCTACAATCTGCTGAGTATTCTCAGCCCCTGCCTGTACATTGGCATTTACTCCCGGACTGGGGAGTATACTACTTAACATACTGCAACCTGATAGGAAGAGGAGACTAATCCCGAGTACTAGACTTTTCATGTTCACGGAGGATCATAAAGATATCTTTCAACGTAGCCTTAATTTCATCTACGTCTGCCCTGTATTCATCCTTCATTACGTACTGCTTGGGCAGGTCTGTCTGACAAGAGGTAATTTGTTTCTCAAGATCCTTCATATCATCTGCCATTCTCATGAGGAAGAAACCGAGCATGGTTACTATGATACCTACCAAGGTTAGAATAATATCAGTGATACCCATTACCATTTCACCTTATCTGCCCAGTAAGCTGCGGACATCTTACCCTTCTTAATGTTAGCTGCATGACGGGCTTTGAAGGCCTTATTACGTGCAGTGCCCTTAGGTGAACCCTTGACTCCCTGTTGACCAAACCGAATAGTCTTTACCTGATCACCCTCTTTTGCCACAACTACGTGTGACTTGGTAGGGTGATTCGGAGTACGTTTCGGTTTGTTGTAACCGGAAACTCCGGCACGTTCCAGTCGGGAGTCTTTCATCTCACACCGCCGTTAAAGATACAAACGCAGGATCAACTTCAGCCAGAGGATCTACCGGCCAGCCACCCGTCACCATGCTGATTTCACGGTTGTTGGTTTCAGTTTCTGGGCCATAGGTTTCAGTAACCGTGCCATCCTCATTCTCTAC